ATTTTCTATTTTGAATCTTTACGAACTTAGACTGTTCTGGATTTAATCTGATTTCATAATCAATAACATTATCAAAATTATTAATAGCATCTACCCTTTTTTCTTCAATAACATCCAAAACTGCTATACTACTTGTTGTTCCAGACAATCCTACGGATGCATTTGTAGCAGATATAATTCCAACATCGGCAAAATTTTTCAATCCAGCTGGATGAACAATACTATTGACTGGTGAAGAAAGTTTATCCCAAGTTATAGGACTCTTAATTGAATATGAAAGATTTTGATAATAATCATTATTAGGAGTAACTTGATAATCTTCACTAAGTTTTCCAATATCATTTCGCCATCCAAGATCTTGTTTTGATGAATAATCAATTTTAAATCTAGATTTATTTTCTCTAACAGAACTTACATTTGCAATCGCACCACTTATTCTCCCTTTAATTTGATCTCCAGTTTTAAGTGAATAATTTCCATTAACTTTAATATATTCATCTCTTATAGAAAATACATATAGATCTCTCTCAACAAATCCCGTGCCAGTATTAACAAACAATTGTTCATTTAATGTAAACGTTGATCTCTTTTTAATTACATTGATTTCTGGATAGTGCTTTTTATTTACAATGGTTGCATATCCAGACTGGAAAGTTTTTGCAATTCCTGGATTTGTTGATAAACCAACCCCCAGTTCGTCTACAACTGCAAAAGTTAAAACAGCTGGGTTTGAATTTACATAAGACTGAACTTTAAAGAATCTATAATCATAATCCTTTGAATTGTATCCAGTTCCATCATCAATTAAATCGATACCTTCAACAAAAATTTCATCTCCGTCAGCAAATAATGGGGTTGTAAATCCTAAAATTGGAGTTGATAATGAACAAGTTGCAACTCCAGTATTTCCACTTAGGATAGAACTAATACCAACGCCATTAGAATTATTAACTGCAAGTATTTTATGTGGATTTGACTTTAATCCATATATCGGTGCTATTTGCACAACATCAGAAATTGCACCACTTGGAGTGATTGCAACTAGAGAGGAAGTATCAATGACTTTTTTTGTTTCATCATTAAATAATATTAGATTTGGTGTAGTTAAATATCTTGAACCACCAGAAACTATGTCAATTGTATCAATTGTATCAGAATTTTCTAAATTTATAATTGGAGAAACAAATGCTTCTGGTGCCAACGTTTTATCGGAAGGATATTCATATCCAACATCTTTGATTCTTATATTTTTAATTCTACCAATAGATGTAGAAACCGCTACAACGTTTGCGTCTAGACCATTTTCAGTACTTACATTTTCAAATTTAGGAAGTTTTTTAAAGTTAAATAGACCCGTTTATTGCCGTAGAAGACTTTGTAGAGTATTCTAATTTACTAGTTTGATTTTTTGTGTACTTTAAAACAGTTGGAGCTTGTGATGGAGATATTTTAAAAGAATCCGTTGATATGCCAAAAATCTTATAAGTGCCATTGTACTCACTATCGACATAATTAATTTGAGAATAATTAATAACATCTTTGTCGGCGGTGCTTATATATCCAGACTTTTCTAGTGCGTAGAAAAGTTTTGATGGTATGTTTTCCGAATATTTAATTGAAAGAGATGCTGTACCAAATCCAACTGTACCAATTCCAAGAACATTAAAATCTCTAGAACCACTTGCACTTATAAATTCATTTTTATACTCACCATCTTTAAAAATTTTAAGTTTATATCCAACCAAAGATGGGTCACTAATATTAAATTCTAAGGTAGAATTTTTAGTAACACTAATACTTGGATTTATTAATGCAAAAGTATGAATAGATCCACCGGTCCCAACAATATTTACAACATTTTCAGTAGATGGATTTGTTTCGTAAAGAGTCTCTGCGAGTCTAAATTGACTACTATTATCCTTAATTACATAATAAGATCCAGTTTGTAAACCAGAGGCAACCTGGGTGCTATCATAGAAAACTTTATCTCCGGTCTTATACCCATGGTTTGTTACTGTAATTGTATTTGTTGTAGTATTGATTTGTGAAGAATTAATACCTGTTGGATTAACTAGTATTTTTTTCTCACTTTCATTGAAAGTAAGTGTTAATGCCGATGTGGTTCCAACACCAACAACAATATTTGGAACTACTGCCAATTTGACAGAATCGCCATTAGAAAGTCCATGACTTTGGGCAACACTTACAGTAGTAACTGCTCTATCAATTTGACCAGTTATTTGACTATAATTTGTCTGTAGTAAATACTCGGAGTTATCTGTACCATCACTGTAAAAATATAACCCCTCACTATTTGTTGTTAGTCCAACTTGCGTTACTAATCCAACATAGTCTTTTCCTTTATTAATCACATAAACATCGGATGTTAATGTAAAAGTATTTGGAATTTGGAAAGTATTTAAAGAAGATGCATCATTGCCAACAATTAAAGAATCAACCCCAGCAAAATCTGTTTTTGTAAATGTAAGTTTTTGTCCAGTCTTAAATGGATGATTAGGTAAGTATATACTTCTGTGAGGAATAGATGCTGTTTGAGTTGTAACACCTATTGTAAATGCTTTATATACTGCTCCACCAGGTGTTGTCCCAACACCAACAGAATTTTTTGCATTAAAATAAACTAAATCATTTGGTTTGGATTCAAATTGTGTAATTTTAGTCCTACTTGGTATGATAACCCTATCATTTATAACATTTAAACTACTACTATATGTGTGTGCAACACCAGAATTTGCAAATCTCTTAACTTTTAATACACCATTATTGTAATCATTTAAAACTTTTACAACTTCTATACCTAGATTTGATTTGATTCTAATACTTCCACCAATTGATACCGTTGGTCTAGTGGTGACAAAAATGTCTTCTGTTAGTCCACCAGGAGTAGAAGAATAACTACTCATTGTTTTTGCAAGTCCAACAGTTTCTGTAGTAAATCCTATTGATTTTGATCCAGAAAGATTGTTGATTGAAGTTGAAAGTCCACTAATCAATACAGTATCATTGTTTAGTAAATCAAAACCAGATCTGTAGTATGCAGAAACAGATTGATCGGTGTCCCATACAAATACACATGGAATATAAGAT